TTTGCCAAAAGACATTTAACCAAACGTAAAGAGTTTTATCGTGAGGCTAACTATCCATTTAGTATTGAAAAGTTAGACTACAAATGATATAATGACAACATGAAAATATTAACCTTAGACAATATAGTATATAACTTAGAAACATTACCAGAGGAGATAGATGATTTACGTTTTGCAATTTTAGACAATAGCAATCCTGCAAACGTAGATTATCATTATATCCCACTAATATTTTTAGAAAGCTTCAATAGTCCCGCATTAGTGTTGCGCATTGATGATAAGATAATCAAGATGCCCGTTGAATGGCAAATACTTATAGGCGAACCTGAACTAGGTGATTTAGAAACATTGCCATTAACTAGCATAAATGATCGTGGGTTTAAAGCATTTGAATTTAATCCTTTGAGTAGTTTTAAACCTACATTCTGTGAAATAGAAGTAATGGATATTTATCATGACGTAGTTTGGTATGCACCTAGATTAAAGAATGGTCAATTTTTATGTGTGCCAATTGAAGATACTGAAAAACCTAGATGTGTTTATTTTGTAAAAGAAGTCAGTAGAAATTGCGAAATAGTTGATTATAGACAGGCTTTCTAATGAGTAAGCAAAAATTATCTGCTGACGAAAAATTTACAGATATAGATTTTCCGTTGTTTGATGCACTAGCAGCATTGGACAAAAAAGATTATGAATTTTTTGACAGACTTACAGTAGAACAGCAAAAGGGTTTTAGCTCTTTTATGTTATTACATTGGCTTAGTGCAGTTACTGGAGTACCAAATTTGCAGAGATACTATTTGCAAAACACTGACCTTGCAGCTAATAAACATATGTTTCATGAAAACATTATTAAACATAACAAACTGCAATGGTTAATGTTGTGTGCAGTAAGCCCTGGCATGGGAAAGCAATACCATAAATGGATTCCACATATTAAGCGTAACTATACACTTTTACTTGAAGAAGCAAAGCAAAAAGAAGTTCAGGATTACTTTTCTAAAGTATATCCAACTGCAAACAAAAACTTATTGGTTGAAATAAGTGAAGAATTTACAAGAATTCAGAAAAGAAAATTTAAATTAGCAAAGCTTTTTCCTGATTTAAAAGTTTCTGATATAGAGACACTAAATGAAGTTGTTACGGATGCGCAAATAATTGAGTATGAAAAAGACCTCGGATACTAGTTTTGGATGTGAATTTTGCAATCGTACTTTTATTAGAGAAAGTACGATGCTTAAGCATATCTGCGAGTATAAACATCGTTGGCTAGAACGTGATCGCCGAGGCAATCAAATAGGTTTTCAAAGCTTCGTGCAATTTTATAAAAAACACAGTGCTGCAAAGAAGGAAAAAACATATGAAGAATTCATCAAATCTGCGTACTACACTGCCTTTGTTAAGTTCGGTAATTACTGTGTTGACATTAATGCACTAAACGTTCCTAGACTTGTTGAATACTACTTAAAAGAAAACATTAAGATTGATAATTGGACTAGCGATCTGAATTATAACATCTATTTAATTGATTATCTTAAATCAGAAGATCCACTTGATGCAGTACATCGTAGCGTAGAGAGTTGTATTGAAAATGCAGAAGAAGAAAAAATACAAATCAAAGACTATTTAAGATATGGGAATAGGAATAAAATTTGCCATTTAGTCGTAACAGGTAGAATCAGTCCTTGGTTATTGTATCATTCAGAAAGTGGAACTAAATTTTTAGATGACATACAAGAAGATTTGATTAAGTTTATATATGATTATATCAACCCTGTTCAATGGGCAATTAAGTTTAGTAAAGACACAGATAAGGTCACTGAGGTAAAATCATTACTTAAAGAGCTAAAATGGTAAGTGAAAAGTATGTCGTGAATTTAAGCGATAACCCTCCCTATTATATTATTTTAGCAGATTTTAAATTTTGGGCAGAACATTCGGTCGAGTTACATGAATGGTGCGAAAAAACCTTAGAAAGAGGCACATCTGCCTTTCAGGGATCACTAGTAACATTGAATTCTATGCAAGAATACACATTGTTTGAATTGAGGTGGGGATGAAAGAAGTTGTTCTCAAACACCGTAAACCCACAGAAATAGTTGACATCGTAAGAGAAATGCGAGACAATGGAATGATTCAGGGCAAAGATTTTGACTTTAGATATAACCAAGCAAAGTATCAAGATTGGAGCGGTGATGCAGTAGATCCTGAACATACAGTTTTTATTTTTTATACTGAAGCTTGCGCAACTTGGTTTATATTGAGGTGGGTATGAATAAATCAGAACTAGAAGAATGGGTTGCAACAGAAGTTGCAAAAGAAATTCAAAATGAAATTGATAACAATTTATTAGCAGACCTTCTTAGGGCTATGAGAAAACCTAAACTAGTTTGGAAAGAGCACACTCACAGACCTCTTGTATTACATGCAGGATTAGAATATGAACATGGGCCGGTAACGCAAACTGGACTGCGTGAGGAAGAGTTAGATCCGGTACAAGAGTGGTGTGAAAAATCCAAATGCGGTGTTAGAATATCATTTGATATGTTTAAGTTTAAAAGCCGTAGTGAAATAACTGCTTTCTTACTTGTTTGGTGATAATATGAGTCTTTGGATATTGACAGTTTATTTGCTCACAACTAATCCACCAAAGGTATGGAAAGTAGAACCATTTAAAACAGAGGAAGAATGCTTGAGATGGGTAAATTTTTATAACGAATATCCCTTTAAACCTATTTGTGTGAAAAAGAATGACTAAAAAATATTTAAGTGATATTCCTAATTTAGACAATCATTACAATCAAGAATTCATGTGGAATCAACATCCTACTGACCCAATGATATTTGTAATATATCGTTGGGGCAAACCAGTTATGAGTTTCTTTCTAGGTGAAGCCATTGAAGCTGCAGGGTATAAACATGTTATGCAGCATGTAATTGAATGTAACAATACTCCATGGTTACACCGTTGGCAAAAAGAAAGAAAAGATATGGAATATGAAGATGTTGTTACCATTCTAAAGAAAGATTACGCTAATGGCAAATGATATTATGATTGATATTGAAAGTTTGGACACGAGCCCGTATTGTGTGATCCTGACTATCGGTGCAGTCAGATTTGATCCTAGAGGTGACGGCATTGTAGAAAAATTAGAACTACGCCCTACATTAGAAGATCAAACAGAACAGTATAACAGAATTATAAATGATGATACTATTCGTTGGTGGAGCACACAAAATCCCTCAGCAATGGAAGAAGCAATGAGTGATTGGGGTAGAGAATCATTAAAAGATTGCATGGAGCAACTTTATAAATTCTGTTGGAACCGTCGTGCAGTATGGAGTCATGGTGCACCCTTTGATGTTGTTGCAATGGAAACTGCAATGCGCCAAACACTAACAGAAAGGCCTAACCCTATACCATGGCCTTTCTATACAGTGCGTGATACTAGAACATTGTTTGAGATTGCGGGTGTTAGTCTTAAAGACAAAAAGTATAGTAGTAAAACTACGCACAAAGCAGTAGAAGATGCAGCGCATCAGGCATTGGTTGTACAAGATGCATACAAGAAATTGATGGATAAGGGCTTCCTCATAAAATGAATTTTGATATTGACATTGATTTTGGTAATCGTGATTTGATATTAGAACATATCAAACATATTCCCGCAGCTATGCGAAATGTGTCTCCTATTAAAAAGCATAACACAGGAGTGTATGTAACTGAAATTCCATATGATTCGTTTAATGATATGGCTAACATTGATTACGTTGAAGCTGAGGATCGTGGTTATCTTAAATTAGACCTACTCAACGTACACGTTTATGATCAGATAAAATCTGAAACAGAACTAATTGAATTGATGCATGAACCTAATTGGAGTCTACTAAACAAAAAGGAATTTGTGGAGCAATTAGTTCATTTGGGAAATCATTATAACAATTTACAGAAAATGCCAGAGCCCGTAGATAGTATTCCCAGACTTGCTATGTTTTTGGCTTGTATTAGACCTGCTAAAAAACACTTGTTGGGTAAAAATTGGAGTGAAGTATCTAAGACAGTTTGGGATAAAACGGATGACGGGTATAGTTTTAAGAAAAGTCACAGTGTTGCATATGCACATTTAGTGGTGGTACATATGAACTTACTTGAAAATCAGGGCATACGTTGAACTAATGTAATACTTCTGCGCTTAGTTTTTTTCTTGTGCAACTCGCTCATGCTGCAAACCGGACCATGTATTATTTCTAGACTTTTATTATTAAAGGTCCTAAGATAGAGTTTGAATGGTAACCATTCTTCCCTTAAAAACATGTTTATGGGGATAAGTCTGTTACTTTCCCACCACCATACTTCCCCAAGTTCTAAGAAACGCTCTCGCATTTCGTTATGGACTATTGCTCCGTAGTCGTATATTGTAGTCACAATATCGTCACGATTTTGTATGATTCCAACATAGTCTTGCCCTGAGTAAGAGCATACTGTAATGAATGGATGATTTTCAGATAGTTTTTTAAAAAATTCGTTGTGCATTTTATTGTAATTCTTGG